TGTTTCTATTTAACATTTCCGAAACTTGGTGTCAAGTAAAATTATTAATTATTTTTAAAAACAAGGTGCTTCGCACCGGCCTTATATCCCCGACCTGAAGGACGGGGTTTTACGGCTGAACAGATAAACGCATCGGCGTTTGAAGGAGATCATTATGAATGTAGGAGATATTGTTGTAGAAAATGGTTCAGAATATGAAATTTTACTAGATAAATCAACTGAAAGTCTGGAAAGGTATACCCTTGGATTAAAAAATGGAACATTGCACAAAACTGGAGATTCGTTTATTATAGAAATTCAAAGATTTAAAATTATATACAGCACACAATCTTCAAATCGTATTACCATTACAAAATCAAAATAAAGAGGTGTAATATGCAACAAGCACTTGAATTGGAAGAATCAGTAAGTGAAGAAACGATCAGCCTTCAAAAAGTTATTCCTATTATTCCGTTAAAACAGTGGATTTTAAAACATGTTAATGAAATTGAAGATCTTGGTATCAAATTATTAAACGTGGATGATTTATCTCCGCACGATGTAGTTCTTACAAAAAAATCTAATAAATATTCAAAGGTGTATTCTCTACAGGATACTCATAAAATGAATATCCCAGATATGCCCCCAAAGAATATTACTCTTTATCGGGGAAATCAGTATAGTATAGTTTTTCAAACAAAGGATTTATTCGAGGATCTCGATCCAAGCTTAACCTATTATATTAGGGCATATTATCATCGATCGACGACTTCATTATATAGCGCTATTAAATTAGAAAGAGAATCCAATCTATTGCCATTTTTGAAGACAAGCGTCAAAGAAAGATCCACGTTAGATCTAATTGCACCGAATCTTCATCACATTGGAAATAAATTGGCACAAGAACCAAATATTGATGAACTGGATAAATATATCGAAAGACTTCAATTATTGAAATCTGATAGAGATGGTATGTTTACATATAGCCATCTAATAGAATGGTTGTTTGATAAGTATCAGAGTGCATATGATATCAATACTCATATAACCATCGATAATATTCTATTAGAAATAACACAAAATTAAGGAGTTGAAATGAAAAGATTAAAAACAGATATTATGAATTTTCAGGATATGGGATTGAGATATGAGAACAATTCATATTTTTATTCTGATCAATACAGTCATGTGTGCTATAAACAGCTAGAAACGACACATGAAAAAGAATCAGTTCCGGTCTTGGGATTATATACAAAATTACATGATAGCGATAATTTTCAATTTGTCGGAACCACATCATATGATTATCTATTTGTTGGAAATGCATCTATCGTAGAATCAATTAGATCTGCTGTTGGGAATACAGAAATCGTTCAAGAATATCATCATTTTAATTCAAAATTGACATGGTTTACAACCCGGCTTGTTTTGAGGAACTCTACTGCAGTTCAAAATATTGGTGATGTTTATCCCTGTATAGAGATATGGAATAGTTATAATGGATCAAAAACTGCAGAACTATCGTTTGGAATTATTTTAAATGGTAGCAAGAATTATTTATCATTTAGGCAAACTCTGGGGGCATATAAGCAACGTCATCTACAGGGATCTCGAACAAAATTGATCAATGTTATAGGTGGATATATAGACAATATTAATCATAATATCTCAGAATTCGTTCAACTGAATTGTTCTAATATTTTAACAACTGAAACAATTATGAAGACATTAGACTTAATTAAAACTATGGGAAAGAAACGTCATGATGTTATTCATAGATATATCGCCGAGATGATATCTCAGAATAAAGCGATAACTAGTTGGGATATGTTTTTGGCTATTTCTGCATATACTTCCACAGAAAGAAATTTAAATGCAAAGACTCTATTAGAAAATATAATGGAATATCTGAGCATTGTTCCATCTGAAATGAAGCATGCAGCGAGTCAATTGCGGAGAGCCGCTTAATTTTGTATTTAAAAATGATCTTAGATGTTAAAGTCTAAGATCATTTTTTAGTTTTAAACTGAAGTTGCAATGGTGCGATTAAGTTCAAAATATTTTAAAATGGATCGAGAAATCAAATGAAAATTAATACAACTTCTTTATTTTATAGGGAAGTATATGTTTATGATATTTCATCTTGTCATTATCAGATTTTAATAAATTTTGGATATGATTTATCGGACATAAAAAAAGATGATAAATTAAAAAGAAATATTAAAATTGGATTGATGATGAAAGATAATCCAAAACTGATAGATTTATTACGGGGAACTACTGAGAGAACGATATCTGAAATAATTCTATCTAATGAGTTAAAAGAAGATGAAATATTATTGAGACAATATGACGGAATTATTATAACTAGGATGATATCCAATTTAAATGTTGGATTAGATATAGGATTAAGACACGTATTCAGTCCTATGATAATATCAATAGATAAAAATTCATACATATCCTTTGATGGATGTACTACGACAGCTAAAGGAATATCAAATATGTATGCCGGGATCTATAAATATTATAATCGTCTTCTACTAATAAATTTTCTTAGTAAGACATCAATTTTTAAGGAGTTGGGTAAAATTAAAGAGGAATTTATAAAATCACGTGATATAAATGATTTTATAATCAGAGATAGAGAATCAAATAATATCTTTCTAAAAGAATTTGGTAAATTATCTATATCTGAAAATTCATTATCTATAATCGATATAGATGATATAGACAGAACTATATACTGGAACAATTATATTGTTCCTTTTACAAAAAGTATTGTAAATACATTCGCATAAAGGTAGAGCATGGAAGATACATGGGTAACTAGCGATCAGCATTTTTTCCACCACAATATTATAAAATATTCAGACCGACCATATTCAAATGTTGATGAGATGAATGAGTCTATCATCCAAAATTGGAATTCTGTAATTTTTAAGCATAATATTGTGTGGATATTGGGAGATTTCTGTTTTGGTGGAAATCAAAATAAATTAATAGCATTAACACAAAGATTAAATGGTAGAAAATTTTTAATATTGGGAAATCATGATAGGGGGCGGTCTGAACAATTTTGGATAAAATGTGGTTTTGAATTCTCATCGAAGTATCCAATCTTGCAAGATAGTAGATTTATATTATCGCACAGACCGGTTCCGGCTATATCAAGTCCATTTTTTAATATCCATGGACATGTACATAAAAATTCAAAAGATGATGTACGATATTATAATGTATCGGTTGATGTAACAGATTTTTCTCCGGTTAATTTAAATTTAGTTAAATCTGAGTTACAATCACGAACCGATCGTATGCTAGGCGGTAATGTCTGAGATCATGCGGCTAAAAATTTAATAAGTCTAAAATAGGCATTTGTTGAAATGCCTATTTTTTTGATCGAACAAAATTAAAAGGTGATGATATGCCCGAACATATAGGTAAAAGGATTTTAACTCCAAATCAGAGTTATGATATACAGATGATTATAGGAGACTTAGATTATTCTAATGATCTAATTGGCATCAATATTGTAAGTTCAATTTTGACGGCGTATCAAATCATATCTATCGATTTAGTATTGGATCAACAAGATATTCTTTTAAAGAGACTTTATGGTAAGGATCCGATTAAATTAGTTATTAGATTTTTGGGCCACGATGGAAATACTCGGGGACACGAACTAGAAAAAATTACATTTGATTTAATGCAGATTTCTGATGTTTCAGTAGTAAGAACATCTGCACAGAATGTTACCGGAAAACATAGAGAATTGTGTAAAGTAAGTATAGTAACAGTTCCAAGAAAACCTTTTGTAACTATGATGTCTATGGTAAATGATGTATTTTATGGAAAAACTCCATATGATATTCTATCATCGCTGATTAAAAGTTCTAAAGCTAATGTGAATTTTGATTCTAATAATATAAATAAAAATCCTATAGATCAAGCATTAATTCCACCTATGACATTGTATAGAGCCATCAGTTATATAGATTATCAATTTGGAATTTATAATGGTGGAGTATCCAATCAGGGATTTTGTCAATACGATAATACTGTCTGTATTTTTAATTTAAATAAAAAAGTTAATAGTGCTGTGGCATTCACTGTAACTCAGGTTGCATTAGATGCGGATAATGAAGATCTATTTAAAGATATGTATGACGGAACTAAATATATTACATATACAAATCTTGATAGTGAATATAATGGAAACAGTAAGATATGTAATATTCCTAAAAATATAACATATACAACAAAACCAACAAATTCATTATATGGTAAGATTAAATTAGATTTTTTTGATATTTGTAAAAGTAATGGAGTCTATACCGGAAAGAATTCGGATATATATCATGATGATATTTTAGATAAACGAGAATTATTGATAACAAATCATACCGGTGCCGATTTAACAACGGCATTTGCAAAAGCGAATATGGCCAGAATGACGATCGATTTTTCAATAATGACTGTCTACATTAATAGAAATATCCAAATTGCGAATTTATTACGAGTTGGTGAGGCCGTTGCATTGGAAACAAAGACAGTAGATTATGTCGATTTAAGTGGAAATTATATATTGAAAGCTTCAGACATTACATTTAATAAAGATACTATGAATTGGATGTCATATGCAAAACTTGTATTAAATAGAACGAATAAAACTCGAAATTAGTAATGTTGATTTGTAGATCAATATTTTCTATTTAGTTTATCCAACGTTCGGCGATATTCTTTTTCGATCTTATTTCTTAATTCGACCATCTTTTCTCTATCTTTTTTTAGATGTTTGATTTTCTCAGATTCGTCTTCTTTTTTAATATCTAATTTAGAAAGTCCTTGATCGATAGTTTGTATCATATTATGAATATATTTAAGATCTAATGTTTTTTTGCATAAATCTTTTCGTACTGGATCTTGAATTTTTTCACAATTTTCTTCTTTTCCCAATGATCGCATAATTCCCAATAATATAGATCCCAGACCAAGAGAAACTAGTATGCCAAGAGTTACTTTTACTCCAATATTATGTTTACTTCTAAAAAATTTAATTAAAGCAATTAAGCCGCTAATTATATATTTTTTATTTTTTATATCGAAAATGTACTCTTCATATAATTTCATTTTTAAAAATTCCCCGACGATTAATTCTCATATATTTTAATTTTGTTCTGAATGCAGCCCACATATCTGAACAAAATATAAATAGAATATTAACGTGTGAATTGTGGGAATTTAAAAATGGATAAGAGTAAATATGTATTAGAATATATAAAGTGCAAAGAAGATCCGATATATTTTATAAAGACATACGTTATGATAGAATTGGGTGGTGGTGATGTACCGTTCCACTTATATGATAAGCAACAAGAGTTAATTGAACATATACTTAAATATCACAATTTGTGTGTACTGAAGTCCAGACAGACGGGAATTAGCACTACGGTTCAGGCTTTAGTTTGTTGGCTTGTCGTATTTCATAATAATTTAAGAGTTGGTGTACTATCGAAAGATCTACCAGAAGCAACTTCATTTGCAAGATTTATAAGAAGTATGGTAGAAAAACTTCCGGTATGGATGAGACCTGAGTTTTCTAAATACACTGAGCAGACGTTCTCATTGGCAAACGGCAGTACCGTAATCAGCAAGTCTGTTAATCCAAACGAACCAACTAAAACTTTACGTGGTAAATCATTACATTATTTAATTTTAGACGAAAGCGCATTCATCAAGCATTTAGATATTGCATGGGAAAGTCTAGTACCCGCCATATCAACTGCACAGAAGAATGCTCGAGATGCTGGGATCCCATATGGAATAATCGTGGTATCTACCCCCAATAAGACAACTGGAACAGGTGCGTGGTTCTTTCAGATACATCAGCAAGCAATTAAAAATTCTGAAGGAGATGTTAGATCAGTTGGTACATTTAGATCATTTATTGTCCATTGGAAGGATATTCGAGAGTTAGTTGAAGATTCTACGTGGTATGAAGCTCAGTGTAATCTTTTTAATCATGATCAAAGAAAGATAGCACAGGAGTTAGAATTAATATTTCTACCTTCTTCCGGATCATTTTTAGATGAGATGACATGTTTATCACTTCAAAATACAACATTAGATTCAAAACCTGAAAGAGTATGGAAGTTGTTCGGCGGAGAAATTTGGGAATTCCAAAAACCAGTTGATGGGCATCTATACCTTATTGGTGTCGATACTGCACGAGGAAATGCTGGTGACTTTTCTACGATAACGGTACATGATTATGTAACATTAGATCAGGTATGGGAATTTCAAGGAAAGTGTGACGTAACCGATTTTTGTAAAGTTGTTGATTTTGTATGTGCTCAATATCCAGGTTTAGTTATACCAGAAAATAATAGTTATGGAAACCAAGTATCTGAATTTATTGATAGGGGTGCTCATATGGATATGTTATATAAACATAGGAGAGGCGACAGCCAAGTTATACGTGGTCTAACAACTGATATTAGAACAAGACCCCTAATGATAGAAGCTCTAGAAAGCCATCTTAGGCATCAGCCATCGATGATTAAATCAAAGAGAATGGCTTTAGAGTTAATCGGATTAGTTGAAAAAAATGGAAAGGTTCAGGCAGATGTTGGTGGAAATGACGACTTAGCTCTGGCATTATCATTCTTATGCTATGTTAGAAAATATGATCCACCGCTTTCAATGGACATACAAAGCAGTAAATGGAATACACAAGATTTTGGAAATGTACTTGGAATGAATTTTGATAGTCCATCTCTGGAAATTAAAAGTTTATTGGAAGGTGGTAGAGAAATTGATCTCGCTTCAGCAAATGCCAGATTATTAAAAATTGTAAAAGAACGAGTAACAACTACAGATGATTCGTTTTTTAATATATCCTCCTTGCTTCAATAGGTGAAATGATGGAAGAATTAAAAGAATTTTTTACATTACCGATAAATCAGGTTAAACTGGGAACGATATTTGGAACCGATCTCTATACTTCGGATACATTAAAACAAAAGTTTATACATGCTATAGAATCAACTGAATATAATTATTATCTTCCAAACATTTCAAATTTAGTTAATAAGGGAATCATAGTACCAACATTCTCAAGTAAACATGTGATTTCATTTATTATGAAAAAATTTCCATTATTCACATCTTCAAATAATGATTTCGATCCAGATATATTAGCTTTTTATAATAATGAAGACGGTAGAATATATATTCTACTTGATAGCAATGTTAGTAATATGCTCGGACATGTTAAAAATGATATCTTGGGCGCATTGGCCGTACATGAATTAATGCATCTATTTTGTGCCAAAAAACCAAATATATATCTAAAGTATTTTGAACAAGAATTAATATGGTTTTATACAGAATCATTTAAAGAGATATTCAATGCAGATGTTCCAAGAAATATTGTATCTGAGATGGTTAGAACATTTTGCTTAAAGTATGAATTTAAAACTCAATTTACATTAAGAGAACCTGTTAATTATATCTTTGATAAAATTAAAAAATTTACAAGTATTCCAGATAAAGAATTATTCAGTATAGTTGTAGATTATGTGGCATCTTGGTATCACGATACTAATGATAAGAATAATTTACAATTTAATGGATTTATGAAATTTCATATGGTTTTTCAGTCGGTATATAATAAAATTTTTCATATAGATGTTAAAAATAAAGATTGTCTACAAGAAGCATTGACTACATCTGAGGTTATTGCAACACTGGCAGAAAATGGTGAATTATTAAATTCGGTTAAGAAAATTTCACAATATTTGGAAAAAATATATTCGAGGTAATGATAGATGGCTAAATATACAGATCTTTCTGATGAAAATGATTATGGTGATTACTCTAAAATTTCACCTTTAATTGGAAAAGATTATAGTAGTGGTGGAAATATTGATAACCGCACAACTCCAAGTAGACGAGCATCCTTTTATGGAAATAAGGCGATCTCGGGTGGAAGCGATTATAAATTGGCTACAAATAATTTAAATCATTTGGCTCTCGAGGTTACTAGACTCTCAAAGAAAATTTTAAATTCAACTGCCAATACTGTTAGTAGAACAATGTCGGGTATTAATCAAGACCTTGGTGTAAGTGGCTCTAAATTAACCGGTGCAGCACTGATGAAGATTTCTCCAATTTTAGGATACGCTGTTGCTAAAATGTTAGACAGTGGATCATTTCAGGGGGTATATACTCGTATACACAAGGGAATCAAAAGTATATTTAAATCAGTGTTTTCATGGGCCGGAATAGATACATCTTCTATAAAATCATTTTTAAAAGGTATTATATCTTTTCCATTTAGATTATTAGGAAGTTCTCTTATGTTTGTGGCAAAACTTCCATTTAAATTAATAGCTTCTGCAATATCAGCTTTTACAAAAACAACGATGTGGCTTGTAAAACTTCCGTGGAAAATTATGTGGGGTGGATTTTCTGCTATTTTTAAAATAGCCTCCATACCATTTAATATTCTAACAGGACTTGCTAAAATACCGTTTAAGTTATTGGGTGGCATACTCGGTTTACACTCTGCCGGGGGTGGTGGTTATGGTGCACGTCATGGACTAGCACGTATGAGCGAAGGTGAACTTACATTACCAGATAAAAAATTAAGAGAAACATTTAAACCGATGAATGATTCATTAATCTCTATAAGAAAAATTCTAAAGGCGACGATGATAATCCTTGGGGGGTTAACGATCGGATTATTGGGCGTCAAAGGATTCATGTCCGGAACTTTTAAGGCTGCAATCGCCTCAACTGGAGTTGGAATGGCTGTAGCCGGGGGATTTTTATTACGTCAGTGGGCAAAGACTAAAGGTGGAAGAGATAAGGTTAAAGCCGGAGCTGAGAGTCTTTCCGAAAAAATTTCTGAAAGCCCAATCGGATCTATATTTGCAAGCGTATTCAATGACGAGGGAGCACTTGGAAAAATACGAGGGAATATATCAGACGCAGCAGGCGACCTTGCCGGGATGTTTAGAGAATCATACGATAACATAAAAAGTGGTAAAGCAGATCTTGTTATAAATCCATTTACAAAATTATCAAAATCTGAAGTTCGCGGTAAGTTTAATAAAATAGTTGACGGTATGGAAAAAGCCCTTTCAGCTGTAGGAAAAAGTGCAGAAGGAACACTGCAGGAAGCATATTCTGGAGCGGCTGAAGCTGCAGGCCCCATGCCAAAGGGAGTATTTGCACAGGCAAAGTGGTTGGCAAAATTGGGAATTGGAACTGCCATGAAAGGTGCAGTACCATTAGCATCGAAAGGTATTGGAGCCTCATGGGATCTGGCTACATCGGCATTAAAGATTCCCACTATAGGAATAGATGCTGCTACGGAGGAATTTACTAAAAAGACACAAAAACGAGAAGAAGCTAGAAAAAAACGCGAAGAAGTTAATAAAAAATGGAGTGGTCGTTTTAGTCCTGTCGATAAATTTTTTAAGGGTTGGGAGAAAGGAGCATCTGAACTACCAATGATGGGGCAATTAATGAGTTGGGCTATAAAAGCCCCATTTAAAGCTACTGCCGGAATCAGTAAAGGTGTTATTAAAATGTTCGGCGAACCCATTGAAAATAGTTTTAGAAACGTTATGACCGATCCAAAGGTAACAGAAAAGTTCGGGAAGGGATTTTTTAAGAGTTTTCTGGCAGTTGGCATACCTCTATTTATGACATTATTTAAATCACCATTCTCATTGTTAGGAAAACTCTTAGGTGGTGGCGGCGGAAAGCTTCTTGGAGGAATCGGTGTGGGCGGTTTAAAAATGGGCGGTAATATGCTTATTTTGTCTCAATTAGCACAGATTGCTTATAACCCATCGGCTTATGCAAAGCGCATGAGCGGTAAAGAAAAACTTGGAACTGGAGATACCCTCATTGCAGGAATTGGTGGAGTAATTTCGGGTGGCAGCAAAGAAGGTGGTCCTTGGGGAATGATACGTGGTATGGCGGCAGGAACAGCACTTGGCGGGTTCCCATGGGGAACAGTCATAGGGGGTGTGGCTGGTTTAGTCGGCGTTCAGAATATGATAAAAACTAAAGACGCACTTGTTGAAACTGGGTCTGCTTTAGGAATTGGAATATATGATGTAATTCATATGAAGACCGGTGTTATTGGTGGGATGAAGTCATTTTTCGCAACATTAAGCTCAACGGGATCTATTAATCTCGCCATGGCCGCATATGCAGCAGCCTATATTGGAAATGTTAAAGAAAATACTGGTAATGTATCTTCTAAGATTCCTACAAGTTATGCGAAGGCACATCCATCTTTAGCCGCTGCACTCTCAGTCGGTAAGCTTGAGAGCGGTAATGATGTCGGTATGGTCCACTGGGACGTCGATGATTGGTCATATGGTGCAAATCAAATACATGGAACTGCAAAGGCAAAGCGCTATGTTGACAAATATTTATCAGGTCAAAAAATAGCAAAAATGCCACTCCGTACCCACAAGAATAAAGCGGGAATTGAAGTATATAATAAAGAGGATGTTGCGGCATTTAATAAAGAGTTCAAGGAAATGTCAACTCGTGCAGAGGAAACGAGAAGTACCATGCTTAATACACAGAATCAATTTATGGGAGAAACTCAATACCAACCGATGATAAAAAGTCTCGGAGATCTGGGCATGGTTCTCGATGCTCCCCCATATAGCTTAGATGCTCGTTTACAGCTAATGCTACAATCAACAGCAAATAACCTCGGCGATTTAGCCCCCCGAGTAATAAAAAATGCATTGATAAGTCGTGAACATATAGCCGGTTGGAGCCCACAACAAATAACGGATACAATAGCTAACTATAAAATTGCAAATGTCGATACAATATGGAAAAAAGCAATTACATCAAAGCAATCTACTCGTGAAGAGATGATAAATAGAGTAAATCAAGAGGCTGGGCGCGGGACTGCCGCTACCGGTGTTCCCGGAGGTCCTTCAGGACCAAGTGTGCAACAGGTTGCTAAAACACAAACAGACGCAGTAGAAGCAAACGCAAAAATAGTTGCAGGTGCAACAGCGGCAATAAATGCAACTGCATCCAATGCGCCTACATCTCCTGTAACCATTGTTAATCAGAATCAGTCAGTTTCCAATAGTGCAAAAACAACAATGCCCGGGTCAGCGAATAATACAGTTGGATACAGTGGTATGGCACGACCAAGTTTAGACCGTATCGTGAATGCAGAACTAACAACCGGACAATAAAAAAGAGGAAAAAGTATGGCAGAAAATATAAAGTATGTACCAGTTCCAGATAATAAACCAACACCTACACCCAATAACCAGGGTCAAGTTCCGGGTAGCGTCACAACTTCATCTAAAGCAGCTACGCCCAAGACCGCAACTCCAGCTGCTAACCCATTTACACCCTATAAAATAGATACAACAATTTCAAATGTAATTGGAATACCACTTTCGTCTATAATCGGTACTATGGAACCGGGGAAAGATCCGGCTAGAGCGAAAACTGCAAACCTACAATATCTATCACTTCCACATTGCAGAATCTATCCATGTGAAATGAAATTAGGAGATGGGGTAAGAAATTTCTATCTCAATCCGGTGTGGGGAGAACAGGGGGGAGCTGCAAACCTAAATACATATTTAGGACTTTTGGCCTGGCACGGCGTACGAATCTCCAAAGCTTCTGCTCGTGGATTAGATGTACTATTCTATCCAGAATCGTCCATAACTGAAAATTTTTCAAATAATTATGGTGATACATTTATAGGAAGTTATTTAAAAGCTTTTGGTGGTGAGGGACTAACAGATCTAAATCAGATGATGGGCAGTAGTGGTAGCTTTGAGAAAGGTTTAGATGAATTTTTAGGAGATCTGGGAGCAGCTGGAGCCGCGATCGGTGGTGCCAAGGATTATCTTAAAAATTTTGTGACAAATAGATCAAGTCCAATAATGAAAAGTATAGGAAACGCTGTAGATAAAGCGATGGGTGGGCAGAGATTTGACTTTCCATCAGTTTGGAAATCAAGTGGATTTAATGCTAATTATAGTCTTAATATTAAATTATTTAATCCAAATCCGAACGATGCGGCAATGACTGAAAAATATATTTCGGCTCCATTATGTGCACTATTATGTCTGGGCCTTCCAATAGGAAAAGGAGATTCATATTCATGGCCATTTATACATATAATCGAGGCACCGGGATTCTTTGCTAGTAGAGCAGCTGCAATACAGAATATAACGGTAACTAAGGGAGGGGATCAGAATTTACATTCGGCAAGAACTGGATTTGTTTGTGCACTGGATGTTAGAATTGATTTTGTTAATCTATTTGATCCTATGATAGCAGGTGACACTCAAAATTTAATGTACAGAACAAATTTGAATGATTATATTGGTAATATCACGAGCCCATTAAATCTTGAAGGACAAGCACTTGACTATATTGCAAAATTGACACCAATTTCACCTCCGACCGGGGAGGCAACTGGTGGATCTGGGACAGAACAAAGGGCAGCGATACCTTCCACTGTTGTCCCCCCCAATCCCCCCGACGGAGTATAATAATAACTATTTTTTTCCACAAACTACATGTCTAATATATAAAGCTATATAAAACGAAAAAAATTTTAATATTTGATATTTTATCTGTTGTGAAAGTGTATTATATGTATTCGAACCTATATTTTCTATAATTAAATTTAATAGAGAAACTACTTCTTTTTGAAAAATTGGTTGATTACTTCGTTTTACGGCCAATAGGCTAGATACAAAATTTACGAAATTTTTTCCACATAAGTCAGATGTATTTGACGCCTTTGATAAGAAAGATATTGTTATAACTTTGATATGTTTTTCATATTTAAGATTGCCCAATTCTTTGATGATTGGATGTAATAACGATTCATCTTTTGGCCCCATTAAAAGGGCGCTTTTAAAAGCAGGCTGATCAACCTGTTTATACACCAACATATTTTCAATAACCCTAAAAGCCACCTTATCTATTCCAGACTCAATGATTCCGATTTTAAATTCAGAACCACCTTCTTCTGTTTCTTTCGGCGCTTTAAATCCACGCTGACCCTTCTCAAATAAAGTCTTATACATATCATAAAAACTCTTAAAACTTTGTTTTACACGATTCATTAATTCATAAACATATTTTGATATAAGATCTGGATTATTGAAATCATTTAAAATTTTTTCATGTTTATCTGCCATAGTTCTAGCTAAATAAACTAAGGCTGTTGGAATACCTTTTTTCTGAGAATACATATGATTTGGAGAGAGGTGTTGTAATGCTAAATCGAATAATCCCGGATTGCAGAAAGTTTTAAAAGATCTACTATACCAAGATAAATAAAATTTTAACACTAAGAATATATTAAGATAATAATAGGTTTCTTTATCATTTTCTTGTAGAAAATAATGCATTAAAAATAGTATGGTGGATGTACCTGGATCTTTTAAAATATAAAATTCTGTCTTATCACCAAGTGATTCATAAAATGTAGATGAAAATTTTTTCATATCCTGTTCAGTTAAACCAATACGCTTTAATAGTTCCTGAGACGCTCTTTCAAATCCCGGCCTATAACAAGACTCTGATAAGTTTGATATTTCAGTTGCAACATGATTAAAAATATAATTTTTTAATTCTTTTTTATTAATTTTAGATTTCTTTAGAAGATCTTCCATTATGCGGAACACCAATCCTTTTATATTTTGTTGTGGACAAAAATTAATTAATTGTATATATTACTTAGAGAATATTGGGAGATAATATGAATGACGGCACGAAGTTGCATGTTTTTACTACTAAAAAAATACACGAATTGAAAAACTTTGAACTTTGGTGGGAAGAAAAATCCTCCACTGATGATAGAGATATTTTTCCAGAAGAGCTCTCAAACGAGGAATGGTTCGAACAGTTTAAATTCTATATAGAAAATGTTAAAAAGTAGTGACCGGCTTACCCATCTGTTAGCTCAGGTAGTCGGTCACTATTTTAATACGATGCGATAATCTTTACCGAAATAGTATTTTCGGCGAAGAAAATATACTCAGGAGAGTATTCTAATAATTGAATTCTTGTAAAACTATTAAGATTAAAATTAAAGAATATATCAGTTTTTGGATCTATTAGATGACAATATGCTACACCGCTTACATTGTGAACGCAACTAATTACCTCAGATCTTCGGATTATAGAATTAATTCCAAATTTTGAAGTAAATTTATCTAATAGCGAAGTTTTAACTAACTGTATAAGATCACGATCAGACCCATAATAATCAGCCGATTTGTATATTTCAATATTTATAGATAGTGGAATTGTATATTGCGGAACTATCCAAGCCGTTCCGGAAAAAATATATTGAGCATCTTTATTTTCAACGAGAATGACATCATTTGTAGTCGGCTCTATATATTCCCACTGAGCTAAACCCGGTAGAATAATTCGTTGACATTGCATATACCAATTTCTATGAGATATCATATCACTATTATATGTAGATTCGGGATCAACTATATACCTATCTCCAACAATAGGATTACTCGGTTGCGTTAATACAAAATCTTTAACCGGTCTTTTATTTGTCTTATTTAATTGCATGCCGATTAACGCCCCAGTTGTATCTGCAAATTTTAAATTAATAAAATCTGTTAACATTCTGTACCCTTCAAAATATTGAGATAAAACAAGTGGTTGTATACAAAGGCCTTCAAAATCTTTTTTATCTACTAAATTATCGTAATAATTTTTATCTATAGTTGGAATATCATAAATAATAGAATCTGTTGATGTCGAATCTTGTACAACATTGGAAATCATTGATAGGTTTAATAATTGTGTCACCAATATATTTGTTCTATAGTCAGATACCGGAACCGGCATACCGTATACTGATTTGTTTAATGTAAATAATGCTGTCGTTGTTCCCTGAGGATATTCAGTATATGATGAGAATGTATATCTAAAACAATGATTCGTTGAATCATTTGTCATAGCATACTGTTGACCAGTTTCTTCTATTATAAAATAACAAGATGCTGTAGAATCCGTTCCAGTATAATTATACGTAAAATCGATGGATCCTCCAGAAGAATTTGATACCCCCAACGTTTGCAAAACGATACTTGTATAATATGGATCGCTAACAGAAACTAAGACCGGGCTTAATAATATATCCTCAACAACATATTCATAATATGCATAATTATTAATTCTATCTATTACTAAATCAAAAACGTTATAATAAAATTCGGAATTAAAAAATAGTGCACTGTATTTTGGTATCCTATTGACAGAACTATCTATCGAATACCAAATATTTTTAGTCGGTACGGTATTATTAAGATACATTAACGTTGTATATAACTGTATTTCGTTAAATCGAATGTCAGATCTTTTTAATATCGGAGAGGAATTTGCTCCAAATGGAGAATTTGGAATGATAACGTTGATATTTTGAAAATCTTTTTCCGATACTAACCTAGATAAAGATGTTATATTCTGAATCGCATTCGTTCGAATGTTTTCTAATGATTCCTCATCCACACCCCCAGATGATGGTGATGTGTTAGTACATGTATAGTCAACAACTCTCACTTCTCCGGTTGTTAATTCTACATAAATACGATCTCCAGATGTAATCGTTCCAGTTATAACATTTCCAGCCGCACCAGCTGTGGTGGAATAATTAACATATACCGTTGAACCGGCTGGAGGCTGTACACCTATAAATCCATTTCCAAAATATAATCGTCTTCCAAAAGATTTTTTCTCGGATACAAAACCTTTTTCACCAGTTGGTATTAGGAATACACTTGGATATTGGGTATAAATATTAGTTTCACTGCCAACTGCAACTGAAATCGATGATAATTGATCATCAAAAATTAAATCAACGCTAGTAAATACATAAGGTTGTAAATCTGATCGTATCTGTAGCTGCTGTTTATCTGATGCTGTTTGGTTAGTTGGAAGGGTTATATAAAATACTACAGGATTTGATGTTGTATCAATATATACCGGCAGATCAACTTCTCTATTATCATCTAATATTAACTTAGCAGTAACAGTTTCATTATTTGTTACTGTAATCTGAGTTCTATAATATGTTTTAAATAGCATGCTCCCGGCATAAAAATTAAAACCTTCTGGTAATGTAAATGTTGCAGATGGGGAGCCTGGATCGTAGAAACCCATTGGAAACCCCACTAATACATATGCCGTTGAGTAGGCTGCACCCTTGGGTGTATATCCAAGGAAAGATGATAAATTATATATGGTTTCTGGCAACTGTGCAGTAGTTAAAAAAAACTCTCTATATGTTGATACATTATAAAAAAATAAATTTGAAGTTAATGTTGATATTGTATTAATGATAAATGATAGAAATGAAGATTTTGCAAGATCTACATTTCCAAGTTCTAGATAGTCATTGACGGAGGAGATTATTTGATTTCTAATTTGATCTCTAGAAATATATACTTGTGAACTAATAGATGTATCTGCCATATCATAACCACCTATATAAAATAGAGACCGCTATTTCTATCATATAGATGCTTTAAGCGATCACTAATTATTTGATTTTTATTTAAAATGCGTGTTAGCGAAATAGAATCATTAAGCGTATGTATCTTTTTATCATAGTCGTAAAACACAAGTGTATTCTTAACTTGTAGATCAAGATCCTCTGTAGTTTTACTTTCTCTTAAATTACAATGAACTTGCCAGTAAGCTAAATCTTGGTGGGTTTGTTTTTTAATTCCAGATATAATAAAAATTGGATTATCATCTCTAGCTTTATCAATATAATATTCATCCAATTTAAGCATATCACCAACTAGTGGTGTAAAGCCATAATCACTAGGAATAGTTATGTCTATTTCTCCAGGATTAATGAAACCTTCTGGTCTAGCATCCCACTGAGATGCTAATTCACTTATAAAATATATTGGAAGAAATAAAATTTTATCCCATTTTAATCCAGATAATGGTCCAATAATTTCATATGGACCACCAAACCCACTATCATTATCCCATACAGTGTCTGTGGTATTAATACGATAATATGTGGTCTTATAAGCTATACCCTGTCTGGCATAGACCTCATAAATAGTTTTCCAAAATTCATAATAATAATCATATATTCTATTATAATTTTGCATGTCATGAACTCGATGTTATAGGAATCGCAACTTGTTTTTCTTGTCTATTATATGATACTATTATTGTTAATAAAAAACCTTTTCCGTCTTTATAATATGTAACATCAAATGTTTTTAATTTTGCTCTAGGTTCTAATGCAAATAACTGATTACGTATCACGTTATCAATTTCCATTCTTGTAATACCATCGGCAGGTTCAAAGATAAACCGATGTAGATCACAACCAAATTCAGGATCATGATCATACGTACGGCTTGGCGTCTGTAATATTACAGAATACGAATTTATCAAAACATCTATATCGGAAATACGTTTAAAGTCTCCACTCGGAGAAATAACTGGTAGATAGTCAAAAATCTTTCCAGATGAGCCGATAACTTGAGTTTTGAATCTATCTATTAGATTGGCCATTATTTTTTCATACCATTATTTAAAATTTTTGCCTTCTCCGATTCTAATTCATTTTTCCATTGAATATATCCCTGAAAGACGATCACTGGCATTTCTATTATAGACCCATATGATTGTCTTCCAGTCTCCATTAAAGCATAAATATTCAGGCGTAGGTTTTTCCGATATTCATCTATTTCTTTAGGCAGAGAGTACCATGCGAAAGAAATTATCGACTAGGTCTACCTCCGTCTTATCTGAATATCCACAGAATTGACATGAATATTTCATATTCAATTCTATGCAATACTGACCGAATGCGTCTGCATATGCATCCACAATAGCTCGCTTATCTTTCGGTCTTAATCCAGTATATGCATCAATTATATCGTTTCTATCTGTCCATTCAATAGGAGCTTTAGACTCCAGAATATCCTGTTCAAATTTGGAAATAACTATAGTCTGCAATGCCACGTTAATTGGATAAATTGCAGTATTAACCTTACGATAAATTTCATCTTCATCCACTAGCGTAGGCTGTTTAAGATATGCCGTAACTCCGGTAGTAGCTGGAAGAGGAATTGCAATTTCTGCTGTAAGAATATTCTCAAGGGGATATATCTTATAGCCAAACATATCACTTGCCTTTACAGTAAGCTTTGATTCTTTTTGGCAATTTGGACACTTGACTATATAATTTCTAATCTCTTCGTAGGTTACATGATATAACCCGAATAGTAATGCATCTCTATCTTTTATCGTTGTATTTTCTAAAAAAGATTTATAATCGGTTATACTCTCAGGTTTATCAACCAAAACATCAAAAATACATTTATTTAAATGATCGGCAACTTTCCCAGAACTTAACAGACTACCCTTTAACCGCTCTTCCTCACCAACACTCAATGACCTGACTGTATATCTTAGATGTGACTGTGGTGTAATAACCTCATATACCGGTACTGCAATATTCTTAAATCCCGTAAACATCTATTCACTCCTTCTCATTTTAAAAATTAGATTTCGTTTAATTCTTGCTGTAATTTATCGATCTTTTCATCTTTAATTCTTTGACATGTTGCTCGTTGAGTTGTCAAGTTACAATTTACTTTTTGTAATCTCTGTATTGCCACGATTAGTTTGTTTGTTTTGGCGCATCGTTTCAAACAGGAGTTATCTCCTTTGCACAATCTTTGACATGGGTTGATAACATTTTTTAATAATTTATAACCAACCAATGCGCCAATTCCCAACGCCAATGTTTTATGTTTTCCAAATATTTTAGAACTGAGGGATTTTATTCCATTTTTTGCGCGAGGATCTTTTAATAAATTTAATTTAACCGCTTCTTTTATATAATTGATAACTTGCGTCGATTCTGTCATATTTAAAATATCAGATAATGCAGATATCTTATCTATAGTAGATAGGTGGGATTCATATATAATCCCACCAGCAAGTTTTTTAATTATACATAAATTCATAATATGGTGTCATCCTTATAGGGGTTTAGTCATATTATTAACAGCAATTGTATTTCTAACATTCGATAAAATCCCCTGACATTGTTTATACACCCAAGGATCTGTCCATAGATAATCAAATTTAAATTCAATCTCAATATCTAACTTATTTATATCTTCCACATTTGATCCAAATAACTGATGGGGATCTGTAATTGGATATACACCATCAAAACATGCGTAATAGTTTATATCTTGAAAATTTGGCGCAAGTGTAAAATAGTATGCAGTGGCAGAATAATTCGTTTTATTATATCTGTTGTCACCGTCAGTCAATGAAGATATTCCGGTACGATAATCACGGATCATCATTATCCAAGAATGAATGATATTAAAAATTGGGGTATTGTTAAATTCTAAAAATTTAATATTAAATGATGTGTCATAATCAATATTAGTCGGGACTGTCCACTTAATACCGCCCAAACCAACGAGATCGACATGATTCAATCTTCCTCCTGGCGTGGTAACTTGAAGAGCAGCTGCAGATAAAATATCTATCATCTGTCGTTCACCGAGTTGCATTCTACCAGGAACACCACTTGATCTATTATTGTTATATGAAGTCATTAGCCCCCCGGGCAAATTTGCAAATTGAATAAAGTGATAACCTGTAATAAGTGGTTCTGCACTTCCCTTAGATCGACCGCCAAAATCTTTCGTGATTAAATTTTCTGCTAAATTTATGTACGGATTGTCCATATTGTGTATCTCCCTCAAATAAATTGTTGTTTTCGTTTATTTTTATGTTCTAATTCTTTTGGATGTAGTGACTTATTTCCAATAGCATCCAAATCCACATACTTTAATTTAGATCTCTTAATCATGTGTGGAGAATCCATTGGGAATACCGATTCCCGATTTAATTTCTTTATGTATTCTTCAATTAATCTATTCATATCAATTCTTTTAATTTTGTTCATACGTTTAAAGAAAAGGGCGTGCTCTGATGGTTTTAAAAACCAAACTCTATATATATTTCTTAATAGAGAGTAATAGAATATTTAATTTAGGAGACCATAACCATATGCAATCTAAACTATTAACTACACATTTTTCAATTGCTAATTTTTTACAAAAATATGTTATAGAAAATAATGAGTTATATAAAATATGTTCAGATCATTTTGGTTGTGGTCCTTTAGATGGAGTATGTTTCGAATTTGCAAAGGCATTAAAACCGTTTATACCCAGGACAACTATATATTCTGTATACGATATATTTAAGGTGGAACATCATTTTGTCCTGGGAGTAAGATTTGAGGATATATTGTATATGATAGATGCTGATGGAATTTCACTACCCAATATCTTATTAGCACGATGGGTACATGAAGAGGGGCTCGATCAACCATATATCGGCATTACACACTCTATCATAAAAGATATAATTCCCAAAGATGATGATCTTGATGGATTCGATCCATCGAAAGATTTAATTAATAAATTATTTTCCTATTTCTATAAATCATTATATTCGTAAGCTGGAGGATTTTTATGAGAGGGGACCATATTAGAGTATTAAGATACGGTATATTTTATCATCACGCTATTGATATTGGAAATGGAAAAGTTATACAATATCGAGGGGAGATTATAAAAGGGAAAGATCCAAAAAGTTCTATAGTCGGAATAGACTCGACATCAGAATTTATTCGTTACGGTGGGTCTGATATTGAAATTGTAAATTATGATGGAGTATTATTTTCACCAGATGAAGTCGTAAAAAGAGCTAAGGGTAGACTTGGTGAGAATTTGTATAATATTTTCTTTAACAACTGTGAACATTTTTGTTATTGGTGTAAAACTGGACGATCAAAATGTATACAATTAAACACAATATTTAATGATATTAGATCAATATTTCCAAAAAAATAAAAAGTAATATGGAGTATGTCGTGAGAAACGAAAAAATTAGAATTATCCTATTAGTAGTATTGATTAGCTTAACACTAACATCGTGCGCACATTTTATTGATCCGACTGAAGTGGCACAAAAAGTTCTTCCCGCAACAGCCTATATTATATTGCGGGATAGTAACAGAGGCATTATGGGTATTGGGAGTGGATTTTTTATTCAGGCCGGTACTATTGTAACATGTTATCATGTTGTCGCTACCGCACTTAAAGTTCCAAATGTTAAAATATCTGTATGTATAAACGGCAAAATAGATAAAGAATATGAAATTCGTAAGATTGTATATAAAAATGAGACCAATGATATTGCAGTTATTGCAACTGATAATATTGCTCCATCGGTTTTAAAATTAGGAAATAGCGATGATATAATGATAGGCCAAACAATATATGTAGGAGGAAATCCAAAAGGAATTCCTTCAATATTCACAGTTGGGATTATAAGTGGAATTATTGATCGTTCATTAGATCCACTGGGACAGATTATATTTTCTGCTCCAATTGCTCCGGGCAATAGTGGGGGGCCTTTAGTTGATGAAGATTGTAATGTTATTGGAATAGTCGAAGCTACGATTGCAGGCACTCAAATGACCAATATGGCTATACCAATAAATCTATTGGATAAAATTGTTCTCCGTTATTAACGAATAAAAAATAGGACACTTTATAAAGTGTCCTATTTTTTTAATAGAAATCTATTTTAGATTAAGCTATGTATAAATTAATAGTTATCTGTTCTAAAGCCTCTATTGGAGTTAGAATTATATTAACATGGCAACGCTTAGTTTTAAGTTCATAATCAGTGGCACCAACATCGACTGAATAACTTGAAAGACCGCGTCTACTTTTTAAGGTTTCTAAGAAAGAACTAACAGTACTTCCAATAGAACTCCATGTGATAACATCGTTCTGTTCAAATAAATATGTTCTGCAGAATCCTTCTAAGGCCTTCTTGATATATAATACTAATCTTACTACATTAACATCTTGAAGTGGAGATAGTCTTGTTTGCGATGTTAATTGGCTGAAAAGAACATATCCATTACTAAAATGTACGATAGGATTGATTTGCGACAAATACATAGCATCTCGCTCAGATTGTTTTGGAGAAAATCTTAAAGCTTTGGCCGATCCAATCGAACCTCTATTGTAGCCAGCTACGGCATACCATAATTCACCGATCCTATCATTTCTTGGAACAAGATATGATAGATGATATATTGGTGAAAACCATATATCTTTTCCAGTAAAAGAATCATATACTTTATTATAAGATTCATATATTGAAACAAGATCAGTATTATACGGATTATCCCCATTACGAGCACCCAATGAAATATTAACAGAAGCATTATCGCCATTATCTATAAATGCAATACAATCTTGGCGAGTCATAGCAAGATTTACAATCTGCGTCTTAACATCTGAAGAATAACCACCATCAAAAATAACATTGAAACCCACACCTTCTGAATCCAGAACTAAGTCTTCGACTGAATTTGTAATAGGATTAAGTAACGTTCCATTAAATGCCTGTGCCAATATCATGTTCGAATTTACAGAATCATATAATCCCATACTATTCTTAATAGATCCTTCTGACCCACCTTTCATAGGAGCAATTGGATTATCGATCCAAGCATCTGCGATAGATGTATTAGATTCCTTAATTCTATATGAGATTGTGGTGTGTGGACGGAAATTAGCAACATCGCCCGACCAGACTCTTTCAGCATATGTTAAATCTCTACCATCAAACACATGAACGGTAGTTCCAGTAACATCTGGAGAAGCTCCCAACCAACCATATATCTCTGTTCCAAATGCATCTTTAGCGATTACCATAAAGGTTGCATTTCCATGCTCTGTTTCATTTTCCCAATCATGGAAGTTTTGTTTATCATCTATAATAGTAGCCTGACCACCAAGAACAACTGGTGCATTTTCAACAGTAACTCTTCCAATATTTTTATCGAATATCTGTGTTAAAAGAGTATATCCAGAAGAATATTCTCCATCGTGTTGTATCATTATGGCTCTTAAAAGTTTAGAATAAGTTTCTAAAACATCAGTAATCCATAAAGAATTTCCACTCTGATCGATAGATTCGGGATCAAATGATACCTCAAATGATTCGACAACAGCATCCAAACCACTAGATTGCCGTTCGTATATATCCATGACATATACATCATTAATCATAGGATTTGCATGAGCAGTTAATCTTACACCGAGAGCATTATAGAATTCACCACGCCCAATTGGATATAAAACACAAAGTGGGTGTACGTGATTAAGAGGTTCTAAAGAAGATTGTAATTGTAGTAGTGTTTGTCTATTGTCAGCATAGCTGATTAGGATCGTAGCCGATGTATCTGTTGGCTGCAATTCTCCAGAAATAACAATACTTGCAAAATTTGCATCTTCTGGTAAACATCTCATAAAATAAAGCGATCCAGATTCACCTAAGAAATTATATGCAAAATAATGACACTGTCCTAATGATTTTCCAAGAGATCCAAAATTACCAATATTAGGAGTACCCCACTCAGAGATTAAATCTGCCTGTGAAGCAACTAATACTAATTGATTATCACGTCCTTTTGGCGTTAAAGCACACATAAGACCAACAGTCGATGGAACTTCTTGAATGTAACTATTGAGATCTATGATATTAGTATATACACCGGGTGAAATATTGTTTGCCATATTTGTTCTCCAAAAAAGATAATTTATGTTTATATTTTGTTCTCATTCAAAAAGTACGTCTTTAATTCTCAAACAGAAAATACTTAGGTTTGTGGTTCTATTACTATACTCATATAGAATTCATTTAAGACTGGATTTAATTTTAAACATACATTTATAGCTTTAAATTTTTTATCATCATCTATAATAAGTATAGTATTTTTTTTATCAATGGTTAATCTTGAATCCATTACATTGGTTGTATTAATTAAATTATTTTGTGAAATTTTAATATTTGCCCATGCTCGCTTATTCATTAAATTTTCAGAAATACTTATACCAAATAATGATCTGACTAATCCTGCAATAATGTCTGCATTGCTACAACATCTATTATATTCAGAATGACAAAATAAAATATCCTTAGAATTAAATACTAGATTCCATATTGTAAAATATTGTAATAATGTTGATATTCCACAATTTCTATTTTCGTGCTTATAATATATAATACTTCGCGATAATAAATATTTTAAAAGTTGAACTTGCTCTATACGCAGAGCAAGCGGGAAATTAAAGCGTGGATGAGTTGCGTCCTTTAAAAAATTTTTAAATTTATTATATTTAATAAAGTCTAGCTTCATTGATATTTTTTATCTATACGTAAATATACCAATAAAATATTAATCTTACATCTACAACTTTTATAATTGATGCGAAAGTTACTCTTGAAAATAAATGGAAAGGTCCGCCCCAACCACCACTTCCACTCATTGCCGTAAATAATGCAGCCTCGTTGATGGCATAACCAACAGCGTCTCCCGAACTTATAGTAGCATTAACTTTAGCAACTAAATATTTATTATCATTTGGAACATCTTGCTCAAATGTAATAGCATCTAATACTTTTTTATAATAGCCAGATCCCGGTCGATAATCAGCGTAATCGGGTGAGGCAGAACTCGTAAAAGCTATTTCTGAATTTAACCCAGTATTATCATTTGCGGGAGGTACTGGCATTAGAGGATTTGCAATTTCACAACCCCCATTACCGATTCCAATCCAATAGATTGCCTCTGCATTAGAGGAATCAATGTGTGGATTTTGAATATTAAATGCCCTGGAGATTAACCATTCTCTACCAGAATAAACAACTAAATTACTTTTTCCTATTAATTGCTCAGAATTTCCATCCTTATCTGTAGAATAGATCTCAACAAAACCCTCTGGTTTTCTGGGGCATGGTCTCTTATGAATACTAGATTGAATACAGCTGGGACCATATTTTTCAGTTATAATAATTTTCTGATCTTCGGACATCTATTAGTCTCCAAAAAACGTTATCTTTTAATTTTGTTCTAAGTCCTAGTAGAAAAAATATTAAGGCTCTCGTTTTGAGAGCCTTTTTATTATTAGAGAATCGGATTAAGAACAGTTTCCTTTTTATTTGAATGCATACTATGAGAATATGATTTGTAATCGTCTATAATTTCATCATACATATAAAATTTTGCATCAAAGTTTCTAAGAAGTCCGCTCTTATTCAATGATGCTTCAATGATATACGCACCAATATGTGGGAATAAACCCTTGCGCTTAAGATAATTTGTTTGACCTTCAAAACATCCGCACTGTGCACCAAAGATAGATCCAAACATCCCCTGGATTTGAATGTGTAAATGTCCAGAGAAAACAAATCTTACAGTTGGTTTTGTTCCAGCACCAGACGCCATTTTATACAATTCTGCATATGCGACCTGTTCTACATTTTTCTGTAGTCTATAACTATAGGAATAAGGAACACCTCCACTTGGATGAATCAGTGTGGCATCAACACCAGTCAACAGTGGAACACTTGCAACATCGAATCCAATATAATGAATATCAGATCTCATATTAGCTGCTGCATTAACTATGTTATAACCACCCCCCTTCGAGACAAAGGAATAGTCGTGATTGCCACCCAACATATACCATTCAAAGCCGTCGGGTAGATTTGTAAGTAAAGAATTAAGTTGGTCTTCTGAAGAAACTGCATATTGATCTTGCATTTGACCTGCATAAACATTATATCCGCAGACGATATCTCCAGGAACTAGAATATGCTTAACGCCGCGCTTTTTACATTCTTCACAAAATGCCTTCAGCGCCGTAATTTGACAATGTTTAGATCCGAAGTGAAGATCTGATGCTACTGCGAAAATAATGTCATCTGTTGCGATCTGATCGACTGTGTGGGCGGGTCGAACAACATTACCATCTAATAAAATATGAGTATCGTCCATAGAAATTTCATAACCATTCCTCTGAAGGTTCCCAATTGCACCGAAAACAATTTTTGGAGCTACGTCGTATTGATTGGCAACATCAACAATTTTTAAAATTTTCTTTTTATTGATA